AAATTTTACAATGTTTAGAAGTATTGTCAAGAAGAAAGACGTCGAACGAAGATTCATCGACGACTATGAAGGTTTGACGATGCAAGGAGTGCGCCATAACACAGGTAAAATCCTGTTGGGATTGGTTAACAAATTGAAATCGGATGATCAGCAATTTGAAGCAACTCTTTATTTGAAAGAGCTGTTTCAGATTTTTCCTGATAGTATTTTAAATCTACTTGGGGAATATTTATATGAAGCAATTGAAGGATATCATGTCCTTTGCATCAATAAATTTTTCACCTCACCGGTAGATTTTGTAGACGCATTAAGCGCGCCTTACCATTCAGCCCTCTTCATGAAGGCCGTAGACGAGATCACTCGACCAGTTCCTATAGCTAACCGATCGGTTATAGCTTCAGGTGACTGTTGGAGTATGGCAACTTTACTCAAGTTACCCGTCGACGCGCTGAAGAAAGCTGAAAGGTTTGATGTGGCCTGGAGTATACTCGGCACAATGCCTGGAGAATACAACTATTATGAACATCCACAGATATTCAATATGGTTCTCAACTCCATGCTCGTGGAAAGATATGAAGGTGAACTGAACAACATACAAGCTGGTGGAGTCATAGTTAAAGCTATGTCCATCCGTGACATGTGTAATCCTGTTCTAATAGCTACAGCGTTAACTGGTAATACAACGCCAGAAGCGAAAATGCGCTTATTTAAACGTATTCGTGCTAAGAGACGCATGATCGTGGAATTGAAATCAGTTCTGTGGTTCATGCTGATCAATGCACAGATCGTAGCGGCCGCCGGTACGAACGTCACAATGGAACAATTGGCGTTACGACAGTGGTCGTTTTTCACCACCCTTTTTGGGTTTATATTCGATATCCTTTTCACAGTGTTAACCGCACTGTGTGAAGGGGTCGACAAAATCTACTCATTAGTTGAAGAAGCTAACAACGATTACATGCTCGCTATCGTGGACCTTATAGGATTCATGTTTTGCGGTTGCTGCGTTTTAGTGTTAGTTTATAAGCTAGTGGAATCTTTGTATATCGTTTGGCTATTAATAAACACCTGTATCTCGAGAATTATTGAATTCTGGAGCTGGCTCCATCCGGCTTGGAATATCAAGAACAGAGAGACAGGTGTTAGTTTAGTCGGTAGCGAGACAATAGATGGAATTGAATATTATGAATTCATGATTAATGGTGAGAGGAAATGCTTGTCAACGCGAGCTCCTTTTAATTCACATTCACCTAATCTAGTAGTGCCGGAAATGGCCTTGCCTGGTTCAGATTTATACCCCAGTATAATGCGGCCAGTAGGAGTCATCATGGTAGCAACGGATGAAACTGAGTTGAGTTTAGTAGGTTGTTTTTTCAGATACGAGGATTATCTAATTACAGCTCTGCACGTAGCAAATACAATAACCAATGGGTTAGCTAATTGTTACCTGTCAGGAGTTAAAGAGGATAAGAAAGGTAGATGTTATATTAACAACCTGGGAGCTATGTTAGTTAAAACCAAACTTTTTGATGTGGACTCAAATGATTATAGTGGGCCTCACGATGTTTATGCTATTCAATTAGACAAGACGATGTGGGCTAAACTACAAGTCACTAAAGTCTCTATCAAGAAAGGAAGTTTTTACAATCAAGCAATTTCCGCGGTTGGATTCTCAAGTTCGATGTTAGTAACTAGTGCAGGGAAAACCTTACCGGACAGTGGGAGGTTTGAGCTGCATCACACAGCTAGTACTAATAAAGGATTTTCAGGATCACCGCTTTTCAGCGGAAGTAGTGTAGTGGGTATGCACGTAGCCGGAACTAGCAAAAACAATATTGCTATCCGAATAGAAGCTATAGTATTCCATTTAAAAAGAAATGAAAGTAATGAGTGGTTCTTAGAATATTACGAGGACAACTGGAAATGGAAGGGTAAAACCGTCGACTTCTTCGAGGAAGATGAAGGCGATTTCTCTTTAGTAGCCAGGGGTAATGGAGCAGTAATATACGGACTAACTCGAGATGAGGTTAGGGAGTTATTTCCATCTCGGTTTGAGGAAACTGAAGCCGAGTACTATGGTGAACATCCTAGCGACGCTCCACCTTCGAGCATTCCAGCATTTAAGTACCCACAACCAGGGGACAAAATGCGATGGGGTGACTACGAAGATGATGACTTAGAATATGAAAGTGCTGAGTTAAAAGCTTTTCGGGAATTGGAGCCCGAACGACCTGCGCATTGCAACAGTAGTCCGAAGGCGCAGGCGGATATCGAAGCTTACTTGCTCGACCAATTAAGTGAGTTGACTCAACTTGGTTTTGAACCTGCTAAATACAGGTATCCCGAAATCAACGAACAAACTGAAATGACTAGTCTTAAAAACCATTTAGAATTATTTGCAAAAAGGAACAGATTAATACAATTAGCGCCGACAGCGGCTGAAATAAACCGCGTCACGCAATTATGTTTAGCTTTGTTACCAAACAATAAATTCGAAGTGCGTAAGGACTATAAATCGAAACTTAATTTGATAAGAATTATGGATTCGTCTACAGTTAAAGAGGCAAAAAGTGCTGGGTACCCGTACCAGACTGATGGATTAATGAATAACGGTGCAGTTCTTAGACACTACGGCAAAGATAACTTTGCTGAGTTAATTCTAAGAGAGTGGAATTCTGATTTCCAGTTGAAAATCTTTGGCAAAAGTGAACCTACCAAAGAAGCTAAACTGGATGCTGGAATGATGCGCATCATTATGGGTTTTCCATTACACAAAACGGTTAAACACCAAGCCATATTTGAAAATCTGCTAATTACAGCGATTGATAATTGGATGGAGTCGAAGATAAAATTTGTCTTCTCTCCGAGTAACCCAGGCAATATTGAACACTTAAGTAAAGTGTTCGGTACTGATAAAGTCTATTGTTCAGACAAGAAAAACTGGGATTATATGTTCTTCGATTGGATCTACTCGATATGTGAGGAGGTCGTGGTCCAATTGGCGACACAATCAGACATGACTGATGAAGAGTTTGCTTCGTACATAGTGGATGTACGGGGAGCTTTTCAGGAGGTTAGACTTAACAGCAATTACCGTTGCACCAACGGACGAGTTTTCCAAAGTACTTACCAAGGTATTATGAAAACCGGTTGGAAGTTAACGATTTTTGTCAATAGTCTAGCGCAACTCGTAGTTGACGTCTTGATCAAGTGCCGCATGGGCTGTTCAGATGATTTGATTCTATCACTTTTGATGGACATAGTAGTAGGAGGTGACGACGTATTGCAGAAGTTTCCGAATGGATTCGATACTGCTCTGTACGTCGAGAAAGCCTTGGAATTGGGGTGTGAATTAGAACCTTTCAGTGTCGAACCAAGTTTGGACGGAGCTGAATTCTTTAGTAATAAATTATTCAAGCGCGATGGAATTTGGATATTTTTACCTGAAAGATTCACGAAACACGTTGCTCACGTGGCGACTACTAAACGCAGCGATTTAGCTAGCGCTTTAGGAAGCCACATGCAAAACCATTGTTGGGACTCCAGGAAATACAATTTCTTTGCCAAAATGTTTAGGCATTTTCGCAAACTACACCCAGAAGAATTTCCATTAGCTCACTATAAGACTATGATGCAATTGCGTTATAGATCGAAGGGAGCTGAATGCGGTGTTTAGTGCTACACGCACTAATATATATGTATATATATGTAGTATGTTGTATTTCTATACGTTAGCCCAGAGTTGCAAAACTCTGGGCTTCGCCCAGTATCTACGGATGCTGGGCTTCAGCCAATATCACTACCGGTTTAGATCCGGACTAGGAAACTAGGATATTGGCTTATCCGGTTAATAGCCGAAGAATGTATTGTTGGAAGGTGGCGGAGCAAATGAATCTTTTGCCGAATTACACTGGTCCGTATATTTCGGATGGTAAATTTCAAGAAAGTGTTTTATTTGGAGACGCTGAACCTAAAGACAAACTTGATGCTCTCTCGCGGTTACATGATACTGCGTACGCTAAGTACAAAGATTATGGACACCGTCAAGCAGCTGATAAAATCTATAACGAGGCAGCTAAAAAGTTGGTGGGACAATTCCCATCGCTTGCAGGCAATTTGGTCTTGTATGGGAACCAAGCAGGCAGAGCTGCTAGTAACCTTGCTAGTGGCCTTGCTTATGGTCCTCTTGGATTTATCTACGGCGCTGTAGAGAACATGGTTGATTTGAACGATATCATGATTAATGGGGACAAATATGCAAAGGATATAAATGATCTATATGAAACTGATCCGAAGAAGAATTTCATAGGAGATGAATTATTGCCAACTTTGCAGAACCCCACTACAACTTTATTAGGAGATCAAGAAGATTCTACAGGGAATCTGAGGCAGTCAGGAAACTCTAACCGTCCCATAACAGGGAACGTTAAGGGTACCACCCTGAAGCCGTGGCAGATCCTAAAGAAAGTTGAGCCATCAAAGATAGAAAACAAATATGTTGATCCCCTGGGCTACTCGCCCATCGATGTACCAACCACCTACACTAATACTGGTTTAGATCCAGACCCCAAAGCTTACGAACCAAAAGTTCCGGGCCCGACTACAGTTTATCAGCCTGAATTGGCTATGAATCGTAGCGGTATGCCGGATTTGGGTAGTGAGTACAGTGGGAGTGGTGGTTTGCGCGATGGTTTTAGAGTTCGCCCTTATAAGAAAAGAAAATGGGATTCATTAAGTTAGAAAATAAATTAAAAATAGATAAAAATGATGTGACTTCCGGGAGTTGAATTCCCGACCTGAGTGACTTGCCAGTGTTGAATACTGGCGTTTTGGGGGTTAGAAAACCCCCGGTTTGGTTGGTGGTGCAATTATGACAAAAATGACACCTAAGAGACCGTCCACGAGACGATCATCTAAGCCCGGAGTGAATCTGAGACCTTTAACAGGAGCTCGGAGACCTTCGGCTTCCAGCTTTGGAGCAGTATCCACAATTAATACTGCTCCGGTAGCGATAGGAAACTCGATTTCGGGTTTCAAATCGCGTGTGACTTCCACCCCTGGTGGGGTCCGTATAGTCGGCAGAGACTACGGATTTACCCCTCAGGGTACAGGAACGTCCACTACATGGGTTTGTGCGGGAGGAATGCCTCTTACACCAGCATGTATGCCAACTACGATTTTGAGAAATTTCGTACATATGTACAGCAAATTCAAAATCCATTCGATTACTTTTCATTATATTACCTCTAGTGCTACCAGTAGCACTGGCGATATAGTGTTTTACAATCAAACATCAGCAACATCAAGCATGATTAACTGGACAGCGTCCAGTTTCTTACCATTTGTTCTCTCCGAACCGGAGAATGTAATAGGTCCGCAATGGACCAATCATTCCATGGTAGTGAGACCAAAGGGCGGATGGAAACATTGCAATCCTTTTCTGAATGCAGATCAGGACGATGATTCATTCGGTGACATCTTTTTGATGACTAAAACAGCAACAACTGACTCACCGGGATATGTTATAATGGATTATGATATGTCGTTTAATGAGCTTGAATTTAATCCTCGCTCAGCATTTGTTCCACTCGGAGCAGCTCAATGGGCACCATTTGACCTAACATGGACTGAAGCTCGAAGCATTTATGATTCGGGACAAAACAGCCTGTCTGGAACAGTAGGTGTCGGAGCAACCGCCATAACCGCGTTCGCGCCGGTAGCAACTGGTGCTATTTACAAGATTTTTATCGACGTAACTAACAGTACCTTTACTACTGGAACAGCGCTAAATTTATGGGTAACATTGTTAGCAGCTGGAACTTACAAAACGATATCGCTTACAGATGGGTTTACCCTTTACGCGCGGAGCGTATCAGCTGCTGTCTTTAACTTTTATGCAAGTTTAGAGTCAGCATTAAGCTCTGCTAATCCCTTATTAGCTGGAGCTACGCTTACTTATGATGTGTCTCTTAGGGGATACGCCAAGTATGTAGCATCGATGGATGCTACCGCGTTGCAGTACAGCGTGTAAATAAGTCAGCGACTTTAATTCGTAGGAATGTGTGATTCCGATAGTAGCCGCCTACTATAAAAGGCGGCAGAAACGGTTTGATAAACAAATGGGGCTTAAACCTACCGTGAATATCAATGAAAG